AATTAATTCTATTCGTGTTAAATCTAACCCAGAGATATTCTCTCCTCTTAAAGTTGTGAAATTATCACAACCACAACATCTGGTCTGTGTCGGATGAGACTCCAACACAGCATTACAATTTTTACATCTAACCTTTAACATCTTACCATACCTATTCAAAAAATTCAAGTCTTTATTCTAAAATACTTCTTAATTGCCAAACAAATTTACCGTGAGTTTCACATAAACTTTGAACTAAATTTGATGTTGCGTATTGCTTTTGGTCATCTGCTTCTTCTGATATTACAGTAAGCATTTCAATGAGTTTCTTATTATCATCACGTAGTTGGGAAACCATTTCCATAGCACCAATTGAACTATCTGCTTCTGAAATTTGAGATACTTCAACTGCTCTTGTGAGAGTGCTGACTGGTTTCATTCCCAAATACCTCATATGTTCGGTGAGGGTATCAATCTCTTCAAACATAGTCTCATACTGCCCACCAAAGAGTGTATGAAGTTGTTGAAAGTCTGGTCCAACAACATTCCAATGGTAAATCCACGTCTTTTGAAATAAAACAAAAAGTGATGCCTGAGCATCACTCAAAGATTTAAATAAAGTTTCCATTATAGACTTTTTTTATTATTTATAAAAAAACCACCCAAAAAATGGGTGGTCCAACTCATCTTATGAGTAGTCTATCAGAACTTGATGCCCAGACCAGTTGTGAACACTGGACTATAAGTCCCATTCGTCACACCATAAGCATTAGAAGCATTGGTGGTTGGGAACTTAACATCGGCAAAACCAATCAAAGAATTGGTAATACGACCTTCAACACCAAGAGCAAGAACAACTTGACCTCGTGAACCAACAGCAGACTGATAGTTTGAAGTAGTGTTATTTACGAAAGGAACTTGGTAACCAACACCACCATAAACATTTGCACGACTTACTTTAGTTCCATCAGCAAGAGTTTTGCTTGAAATGGAGTAATCATAAGTGGCAAGAGCACCACCAGCAGATCCAATCTGACCGGAAGGACTGCCAACAAAGTTAGCATAAGGACGAACAGAGACTTCATTACCCCAAGCAGTAGCAACAGGGAAACGTGCCTGAACGGTAGCACCAGAAACGGTACGATTAGCACCATAACCATTACCACTTACACCTTGTTGATTTAGAAGAACGCCAACACCAACATATTGACCAACTCCTTGTGCCTTACGAGCAGAAGCAACTTCCAATACACTCAGACGAGCATTAGTAACTGCAAGTTCTTTGGAGAATTGAGCACGAAGAGCAGAAGCAGTGCGGGCATCTTCAGCACTAGAAAACTCAGAAATACGATCCAGACAAGCATTTGTCAGAGCAACTAGTTCAGCACGAGTAGCAGACTGGGATGGTTTTAGAGTACCATTTGGATAACCAGCAAGGCAACCATAACGAGCATTTAGATTGGTAATTGCCTGATATGCCCAGTTAGTGGAAGAAACATCAGAGAATTGCCCGTTTGGAGTCGCAAGAGCAGGTGCAACCATTCCAGAGGCAATAACGGCACCAGCAAAAATTGATTTAAATTTCATAAAGTTTGTTAAGTTTTATAACTACGAAGTTTATTTATATCCCAGTGTTTCTGGGAAAGCGGATGATCGGATTCGAACCGACGACAATCTACTTGGCAAGCAGGAACTCTACCACTGAGTTACATCCGCATTATTCTGGTCTGTCAAGGGGCAATCGTTTACCCAAGGAGCACACAATCTCATTTCACCACCCAAAACTGATTGGGCATAAGACCCGTCTGGTGGTTTCTCTGAATATCGTGGTTTAGGCATCCTAATCTTTCCATCATCTCCTGTCAATCTTTCATACTCAGCAATTGCCAAATCAACATCTCTCTTCACCCTACGATCCAATTTTTCGGGATCTTTGATGATGAAATCATTCAACATCGTCTGAGGAAAGAACTTACGTTGAACTTCATCAAATACATCCCATAAAGATGTTTCTTTTATTCCAGTACATTGTGTAAGAGTTGCAATCACAGAACTTAAGATAATTCCTATGATTGCATATTGTTTAATATCTGGTTTTTTATTTCCAAAATTAAAATTAAACATAAAGGAAGAGGATGAACTCTCCCCTATTTATCAATTACAGTCTAGAATAACAAACCCTAATCTCTCCCCTACTTGGTGATGCAATCGTTGAGAAAGCACCATAAGAAAGATCAAGACTCCTACCACTTACATATGGACCGCGATCATTGATCCGTATAACAACAGATTTTCCATTTGATTCATTAGTTACTCTCAATCTAGTGCCAAATGGAAGATCACGATGTGCGGCTGAGTTACCATAAGCATTGAACCGTTCGCCATTAGCAGTTCTTTGACCATCGTAACCATCACCAATTCCATAATGTGAAGCATAAGAACAGGTCGCCGCTTGAGAGGGAATTGGGGCAAGAGCACCAAGACTCAGAGCAACGACCGAAAGGGTTTGAATTGTTTTTTTGAAAAGCATTAGTTTAATAGAATTCGACATCCGTCTAAGCAAAGGAGAAGTTCCAACCCTCTCGGGAGGCATTGCCCACGGCTCTAAGTTTCACATCAAAATCTCATGATATGACCCAATGTGTTTGGGTTTCCTCATAATAAGTGATTATTTAGGATTTGTCAATCTTTTGGAATTCTTCCATAAAAAGTATAAATATTCACAAATAGAGATGCTCTCATGAGTAAGTCTGTAAATAAAGGCAAAAAAGGTTCTGGTGGCGGAAATCAATCCAAACAAAATCAAGGTAATGCAACTGCCAAGAAAGCAAAGAATGGTGGTAAGAAAAAATGAAAACTTATAATGAATTTATTACTGAAGCAAACCTAGCAAAAAAAGCAAAGGATTGGTGGAATAAAGGAAGAGATGAAAGAGTTCCCAATGAGAATAAGGCATCTTGGAAGGAATTGATGGATGATGATAAAAAACAACTCACCAGAACAGACAAAGCACATAAGTCAGGAGCAACTGGTATTAAGGGTTGGAGACCCCATAAGGCATTCAGTCCCGAAATGGTCAAGACAGGACCTACACCAGCAGTTAGACAAGCATTTGAAAGACCAGTAAGAGCAGTTAAATCACTACTTAAAAGGTAAAATACTATGGCACGAGAATGGAACACTCCAGTTCGTGAGTGTTGGAATAAACCCATTCACCAAATATTAAAGGCAATAGATAATCATACCCGTCTTCATTTGGAGACGGGTAATTTTTGGCATGAAGAACAGGCACAGATATTAAGAAAATACGTTAAAGATTTAAAAAATTTTATACACAAAGAAGAAGGAAGATGAAATGAATGAGTTTCCCTGGGGAGTATGTATAATTCTTGGATCAGGTTTAATTTTTACTATGTGGTGTATCTACTACATACTACGATTAGCATATTTAGAGACTAAAGAATAAATTTTATTTCTTCCACAAATCTCCTTCTGCTTTTCTACGTCTCAACAATCCTGCCTCTACATTACTTCCAGGATTGCGATACATCTCTAATGTTTTTGGGATTGCTGCCCAATTCTTTTCACGAAGGTTACGAGTGATACTATTAAAGTTACTTCCCCCATAAAAGCCAGCACCGAGATTGTAAGCAAAGGATAAAAGTGCTCCGCGTTGATTGTCATTCATTTCTCTCCAATGTGGGATTTTAGAAAGTGATGGTAAGAACTGACTCTCGCATTGAGTAATCAACAATTCATCTGCTTCCTTTTGAGTAATAGTGTCTCCAAGTTTAAATGGAGACCCATCCTTCTTGCGAGTAGATCCCCAACCAATAGTGATTGGAAGACCACCAGATAGTGGATCTGGATATGCTTTGAGATGACATCCTTCAAACTTTTTAATTAAATCTATTCCTGCCTTTAAAATCATTTAAAGATTCTTCCCCATCCGGTTTTATCTTTACCATTCTCCAACCAACGATACTTCAAAACTTCTTTGGTATAAACAGCACCTTTACCATTAATTACTGCACCAGTATATCCATCATTCAAAGAACCATAAGGATCATTTACAACATAGTCTTGACCTTTCTTACCAATGACTACAACCATGTGCCCGCCAGTAGGTGCAGACAGAGAACCCCTATGCAGAATACCAATAACGACAGGTTTACCAGCAGATAAACTCTTATCAATATCAGAAAAAGAAAGATTGTAACTAAAGTATGACTTAACACCATAACTCTCAAGAACTTTGGTTTGAACTGTATGATCTGTTGAGTCACCAATTGCGAATACCTTTTGAACGTAGGCATCGTCTCCTTTTGCTCCTTTTAGAGTACCTGGTTTAAGATATTCCAATACCATAGCACAAGCAGATGAGTTGCAAGTACGATCAGCATCTCTATAATTATCCGTTTGAGGATAATATGGAACTTTTAAAACTCCAGTTTGTGCGGGAACTGGTGCCTTTTCTCTAAAAATTCTTACCCAGTTAGATTCATCTTGAATCAAATCTGGTTGCTTTTGCTCTAAATCCTTTTCAAGTTCCTCTACTGCGGCAACGTGCTTTGGATTCTTTGGGTCATAATGTAGAAAAAAGTTATGTAAATCTATTTTCATCGGATTCTCTGGAGTTTTCATAATTATATTTATTTATTGCTTTCATTAATTTGCCAAACCACAATCAGTTTGGAGACTCTTTATTAAAGTAATCTTTTCGATAATATCTAGAAAGAATATTTGAATTATAATACCTTGGACATCCATCTTCAAGTGCTTCAGTTAAAACATTATTCAAAAATAATAATCTTGTCTCTTCGTAATTAGTTTTTCCTAATGTTTTATGAAGAGACAATATACTTCTTTTGAATTTATCTTTACCTAATAACTTAATATCATCTTTCAGTTCAGGGCAAGACCCATAGTATTTCTTCCAATCACTTTCTTGTTTTACTTTTCTTTTCTTTCCTTTTGGTGTTCTAAAAGACCAAAAGTACTTTCTTCCCAAATATTTTCTACTGTTCTCTTCACACTCTATTAAGTAGATAAATCCAAAGTGCTCTCCAATATCTTCTGTCTCAAAAATCTTTCCTTGATATAACCAAGGATTATCATAACTCATTCGGGTTCTTAATATTCTTCAAGTTATATAGATACAACTTATCTTCAACCCTAACAGAGTGATTATAGTCATAAAAAAAGCACCTGTCAAGAGGTGCTTAATATATTAATATCAATCTTCGTCTTTTGGCTTATATCTACCAACTTCGGGCATTGGTAATGGTCTCTTACCCCCTCTGGTAGAAACACTACGTCTCACATCATGCATATCACCAAATCTTCTGTTTTTTCTTAAAAGTTCTTTTCTTTCAGGAGAATCAATTTCGGTTCTTAATACTTTGGACATCTCACTTCCAAGTTCTTTGTCTAACTTTTCTTCCTTTCTTTTCATTTTAGCAACAGGAAGTGGTTTCTTTTCTTCCATAATACTTTCAAACCAACCCTCACTCATATTGTTGATAATTGCATTTGCATCTTCAACGGATTCAGCAAAGTTATTCTCTAAAAGGTATGATGCTACAAACTCATAAGTTTCATATGCTTCTCTGTTGAGCATTTTTTTCTCTCTGGGAGTTAGAGTTCCTGCAGCCATAGCAGAACGTCTTGAATTTTGCAGTTCTTTATCACTACCTTTTACGTCAGCACCATAACCTCTTAAACCAGCACGGGGTTTGTCTCTTACTGAACCTCTTCTTGATGCTGCAAGTTTTGACATAGTGTCCGAACTTTTCTGCAGTCTCTTATTATAATCAGATTTACTTTCATCACGCACTGGTTTGATGTAAGGACGGTCTGCACGTCTCTCTGCCGCCGCAATGGTCTTATCTATACTACCAGAACGTTGGTGAGCATTAGAACGTGCCGCAAGTTCCTTACGGGTCGCAATCTCACCTTCCTTACCAAGTTCCTTTCCCATTCTTGTTGCTTCATCGAGATAAATCTCTGCCATCTCATCCCAAGTATATTCACTTAGGTCATAACCTTCTTCAATGAGTTCATTTACCCAAAGTTCCAATTCTTCTTTTTTCATTGATTTGAGAACTCGGTCAGCAGCAGATCCAAGATTGTCCTTTCTAAGGTTCGGATTTAGTCTTCTGGTTGCTTCTGGTGCCTTCTCCTTTGCCTTGGGTGCTTCTGATCCCATAGGCCTCTCGGAGACCCTTCCAGATGCTCCACGCATTTGATTGAGGACAGATGACCCTGCTCTTTCAAGTGCCTCCGCTTTCTTGGCTTCTTTTCTTTGCTTTGCTACTTCACTTGCTCTACGAGAAGATGTCATTACTGCACCTTCATCTTCCATTTGCTTAACTCTTGCTCGTCTTGCTGCTATTCTTGCTTCTTTTTCTGCTTTGGTTTCCTCGTCCAAGGAATACTCTTCTTTATTGTATTCCTTATTCTTTACTTTTTTAATTGCTTCTTCTCTAGACATACCAGAAGCAACCATTCTCGCAATCATATTATCGGCAAAATCATTATCACCATCTTCATCCTGATCTACTTGCTTCTTTGCTTCGTAGATTGATTGATATGCCCCTGCGATATCTTTAAGAGTTTTGACAGTGTTCCAAGTTTCCATATGACTGAAAAATACTTTTTCTTATTATTATTTAGTTATTTATTTATTATAAAAAATAAAAGGTCTTTCTAGTCGTAGAAAGACCTTTATCAATCTCAAATTGATTCTAGATATGATTTCCAAGCTTGATAGGAATTCATAGGCACTAACTCTTCGTTTAGTTCTGTTTCAATTTCAACAGACTCTTGAATTTCTTCAACTTCATTTTCTTTAACAAAAGACTTCCATTGTTCGTATGGAGTCATTTCAGTTTCTTCTTTTAATTCATTTTTTGCTTTTGAAGTCCCAGAGAAATTGATAAAGAGTTTATCTCTAAGATCAAAATCTTCTTTGATTTCTTGGTAGGAATGTGACATAATTTCTCCTTTGACTTTTCCTTCTTCTATATTTAGATAAGAAAATACTTCTTCTCCCATATTCTTTCTTGCTTTGTTTCTTCTACGTTGTGTTTGTTTAGTAGTTGATGATGGATTATCACTAGTTCTTCCGCCTTTTGTTCCTTGATAAGAACGAAGTTGTGTTTCGCCAGATGCATTTGGTTTTGCCAAATGAGTTTTAATTTTTGTGGAAGTTGGTTGATTTTTCTTTTCTCCCTCAAATGCCTTATGAACCTTTGCGGCATCATCATACATATGGATCTCCTTGGCACCACTCTGCTTTGCAACCCCCTTTGCTACATCTACTTTTTTCTTTCCAATATCACTACCTTTCATTCCACCAGTATAATGAATTTTATTCAAAGGAACATCAACACCTTTCTTCTTCAAATGTCCTTGAAACTCTGATGGATTATCAAACTTCGCACGAGCAGTGATGATATGAACATTTTGTCCTCTTGCCTGCTTTCTTTTTACATCTTTAATTACTTTTTTGTTTGCGCTTGAAGTTTCTCCAAACTTTTTGGCACTTCTGAATTCACTAAAATCATAAGAATGTCCCTTGTCAAGTTTATGAGTATTGAATTCTTGATTGCTTAAACTCTTAACTCTTTTACCGGATGCATCATTTACGTGAACTTTCACGTTTGTTTTTCCTTTCTTACCGTGTCCAACCAAAGTCTCGTCAACATCATATGCGTGAACTGTTCTTTTTGGTCTGGTTCCTCTTGCCTTTTCTTCAATATACTCTTCAAGAATGACTGCTACAAATTCACTACTCATATGTTCAAACATATTTTCAGCAGTCTCATAATCTTCTGCGAATTCACTATCAACCAAAGTTTCAATTACATAATTATAAATGTTTTCTGTTTCTTCTTTTTGTGCTGCGTAATAGGCACCAAGTGCTCTCTTAATTCTTTGCTTCTTACTATCACCTTTGAATGTAGCACTCTTTGAATGAACGAAATCACTGATTGTTGTACCAGCATCAGCACCTACATCAATCTTTTCATTTACTTTTTTACCTCTTTCTTTTTTTTCTCCTCTCGTATCCATATGTAATTCCATTCTATAGATATTTTGCATTTTTCTGCCCGGAAAAGCCATTGGGTCTTTATCAATTCCAGCTCTTTTATTTCTAATAATTTCTTTTTCTTCTTGAGACTTCCCACTTTCTACTTTTGCTTCACCAAGTTCAACTTCTTCTTTTCTTACAGTCTTCACAAAATTAGGAACATCTACTTGTTTTGCTTTTTTTCTTTGTAATTCTACTGCTTTGGGTCCAAGTTGTGCTGCCGCATCTGGTGTTAATGCTGATGCTCCACTAGATTTTTTAATTTGACTTTGAGACCCTCTCAATACTCCTTCACTGTAAATTTCTTTAGACTTATAAGTTCCAGACATATGAATAAGAAATACTTTTTAGTTATTTATAAAAAAAGAGGGGTAAAACCCCTCTTGCGTCACAACTGAAATCCAGAGAATGTATCGTTTTTAATGTCTTGTTTAATACCACCTACCACATAACTAGAAATTTCTGTTTCTTGGGGTGCGACTTGAACTGATTTACTGTTTAACCAGTGGTCTGTCCAAGGAAGTGGATTGTTCTTTGCCGGAATATCATATTCTGGTTTAAGACCAATTGCCTTCATACGACGATTCGCAATCCATTCAACATAGTTCCAAAGTAGTTTATCATTCAAACCAATCATAGAACCATCTTCGAAGAGATATTCTGCCCATCTCTTTTCTTCATTTACGCAAATCTTAAACGCATTTCTTACCCACCCTTCTTCTTCTCCAGCAATTTGTTGCATTTCAGGATCATCTCCTTCACGCCACTTATTGAGGATGTTTTGAGTAATGACAAGGTGCTGATTTTCGTCTCTTGCGATGAGAGAGATAATTTTAGCGGATCCTTCCATAAGTTTGAGTTCACCAAACGCAAACGAGCAAGCGAATGAGACATAAAATCTGATACCTTCGAGAATGTTGACATTTGCGACCGCACGATAAAGTTTTCTTTTGAGTTCTAATCTTTCCTCTCTTGCACCACCAGCACCTTCTTGTGCATGAATCCATAGATTTGAAGATCCATATTGTTGTGCGGAATTGATGAAATCATCATAAGTTCCGGTAACAGAAGATGCTCTTTCTAAAATCTTATTATTATTTAAAATAGTATCAAATACTTCTGATGGATCAGAATAGATATTTTTAATAATATAAGTATAAGATCTAGAGTGAATCATCTCCATAAAACCCCAGACTGTCATACAAGCTTCCAGTTCAGGAAGAGAGCAATATGGAATAAATGCCATACCAGGAGCACGACCCTGAACACTATCAAGCATAATCTGATACTTCAAATTTGAAGTATACATATGCCTTTGTTCAGGTCGCAGTGTCAGATAGTCAGAACGATCTTTTTGAAGAGAGATTTCTTCTGGTCTCCAGAAGAAACCAAGTTGCTGCTGTGTGAGTTTATCAAAGACAGGATACTTATAAGAATCATATCTTTGGATTCCTTGAGGTGCTCCAAAAAACATTGGTTGTTTTTTGGAATCTACTTGTTGAGTATTAAGAACAGTCATACCTTGTATTGTTTTAGTTTCTTCCATAATCAAATTTTACAACTCTCACAGTCATCTTCATTAGAGTTTAGTATGTCCTGCACTAAACTGTCAAGGTTGGATTTTTCTTCTTTGATTTCATCGGACTTACCATCATAAGTATTCTGATAATATGCAGTTTTGTGTCCATACTTAAAGCAGGTAAGCATATCTTGTGCCATTACGCTAACAGGAACTTCATTATCGGGATAATTCTCCGGATTATATGACCAGTTTCCAGAAATCGCTTGATCAAAGAATTTTTGCATAACTGCAACAATATTAATATAACCACGATTGCTAGGCATATCCCAAAGAAGCGTATAATTGTTCTTAAGAGTTTGATACTGTGGAACAATTTGCTTGAGAGGACCTTTTTTAGACTGTTTGACGGACAAATAACCTCTAGGTGGTTCAATTCCATTAGTTGCATTAGAGACGACTGAACTGCTCTCAGAGGGCATCTGTGCGGATAGTGTGGAGTGTCTAAGACCATACAGTTTTATATCTTCTCTAAGTGTTTCCCAATCGTGTTGAAGAGTTGGATTTGACAGTTCATCAACATCCTTTTTGTATGTATCAATTGGAAGAATTCCTTGGGAATACTTTGTGCGATTGAAATATTCACAAGCACCTTTTTCTTTGGCAATCTGATTAGAAGATTTGAGTAAGAAATATTGGAATGATTCAGAAAGACTATGAACTGCATCCCATGCTTCTTGAGAATCATAATCAAAACCAAGTTTAGCAAGATAATGTGCCAAACCAATAAATCCAACACCAAGAGATCTACGTGCTTTTGTTGATTTTTCAGCAGCAACTATTGGATATTGCTGATAATCAATGAGTTCTTCCAACCCACGAACAGCCAAATCACAAAGTTCTTCAAATTCACTATCATCCTTAACTTTACCAACATTGATTGCAGAAAGAATACAGAGTGCAATCTCTCCATCTGGATTATCAATATGTTGAAGAGGTTTGGTGGGAAGAGTAATTTCCTGGCAGAGGTTTGACATTGAAACCTTATCAACGAAAGAACTGTGAGAATTACAATGGTCAATATTCATAATATAAATACGACCTGTTTCTGCACGTTCTTTTAGAAGGTCCAAAAAGAGTTCTTGAGCACCGATAGTTTTTCTTGGAATAGATTCATTTCGTTCATAACCCACATAAAGGTCGTCAAATCCATCAGTGCCAAAAGCATCATAAAGACCAGGAACATCGTGGGGAGAGAAGAGTGTGATTTCTTCGTTGCGGATAAATCGTTCATAGAAGATTTTGCTGATTTGAATGGAATAGTCTAACTTGCGAACACGATTATCTTCAGTTCCCTTATTATTCTTCAGAACAATAATATCTTCTATTTCTTGGTGCCAAATTGGAAAGTGAACAGTTGCTGAACCACCTCGGATGCCGTTTTGAGTGCAACTTCTGACAGTTGATTCAAACTTTTTAAGGAAGGGAATAACACCTGTGTGTTGTACTTCTCCGCCTCTGATTTTAGAATTGATACCACGTATTCTGCCCGCATTGATACCGATGCCAGCCCTTTGAGCAACGTACTTGTAAATAGCCAAATCAGAGTGACCGATGCTATCGAGGGTATCATCAGGATCAACAAGAACGCAACTTGCAAATTGTCGTAAAGGAGTTCTAACTCCTCCCATAATTGGTGTTGGGATGTTGATTTTGTGTTTTGATATTGCGTCATAGTACCTCTTTACATATGAAAGACGAGTTTCTTTTGGATATTGGGAGAATTTTGTTGCAGCAATCATCATATACATGAACTGTGGAGTTTCATATACCTTTCCGGTGCTTCTATCTTGAACAAGATACTTATCAACAATTTGACGAAGACCAGCATAAGTGAAGAGATAATCTCGTTTATGTTTTATATAATCACCAAGACGATTTAGTTCTTCTTCCGTATAATATGATAAGATTTCCTTATCATAAACACTTGCATCTACACATTTATTAATATGTTCAAAGAATGTAGGATGATCTTTAATTTTTCCGTAAAGTGATTTACGAACAGAGAACAAAAGAAGTCTTGCTGCCACAAACTGATAATTTGGATTTTCTAAATCAATCAAATCTGCTGCAGATTTGATCAAAATTTCTTGAACTTCTCTTGTTGAAATTCCATCATAAAATTGAATTCCGGAAGTCATCTCAACTTGAGATGCAGACACTCCAGCAAGGTCTTTACAAGACTCTTCAACCATCAAATGAAGTTTATTGAGGTCTAAACTCTCAATAGACCCATCTCTCTTAACTACGTTTATGCCGTTACTCATGCTACTTTTTTCCAGTTGGTAAATTTAAGTTTTGCTTCTAATCCTTGGTAAGTATTTAATTTTAGCATAGATTCCACGTCTTGTCCAGATAATACAATATCATTAATGTCTTTTTCCTTTAAATCTTTTGGCCAAATTACCACAGGAAATTTCATCTCAATGCTTTTTTCCAATCGTGCAACCATCTCTTTATTTCTTTTTTCATTATCATAGACCATAACAAAATTGGTTTCAAAATTTGCTATGAAAAACATTTTATCAATATCCGCACCAACCATCGCAATTGAATTTTCAATAAACATACTATCAAATGGACCTTCTACAACATAAACAGTTTTGTTCCAATCAATTCTGTTTAATCCATAAATTTTTGGTTGATCTTCATCTAGAATAATTGTGATGTATTTTACTTTTGGTTTCTTACTTAAACTACGACCTTGGAATCCAAATATTTCTCCATTGTTGATAAGTGGAATGATGATTCTAGGTTCATCGTATTTTGTAGATTCAAAAGTTTTTTTTTGTTCATTCGTCCATTGTTTGAACTTTTCACAATAAAATAATTGACTCAAAAAATCTTGAGGAATTTTTCTGTTTTCTAAATAAATTCTTGCCGAATGTTCTTTATTTAGTTCTGCGATGGATGGCAAATCAAATGCTTTTTTTGTGAATTTTGGTTTTTCAAAGGTGAATTTTGGTTCTGGTGTATTAGATCCCTTGCCAGTAGAACCATTCTTATATCTCTCCATAATATATTGATCATAAAGAGTGGTGTCAATATCTTTTAGAAAATTAGTAAAAGATTTAGATACTCCACAATTGTGACACTTGTAATTATGATCGTTCTTATAACCGTAAATATATCCTCTTGTCTTGCTTTTATTCTTTTGTGAATCCCCACAATATACACATCTAAAATTATACAGTCCAGTTTTAACTTGTTTAAACTTCTCCAGTCTTGAAGAAACCAGACCAATGTATTTTTGATCAATAAAATTCATCACAAAAGGATCAGGTCCTACATCTTACCGCTAATATTTAATGCTGTCAAATTATTCTGTGAAGTTTGTTGATTGAATTTTTCTGGGTGATGTATAATTCCACCGGCCAATTGGGATAATATAGTAACAACCAATGCTGTCAATGTTCCCATTCCAACCACCATCCATTTTATTTTTGATATATTTTCCACTTTCAGTTCTAATTTTTCTATTCTTTCTCCTAATTCTTCACTAATCAAATCATGTTGTTCTTTTGATGATATTTTTATCTCCTCTATCATAGAAACAATTAAGTTATCTGTTTTGACTGCTTGTTCTATTTTTTCTGTGTGAACTGCTAACATCTTACTGATATTTTGATTAGTCTCACTAATCTTTTCGATTGCTGCATCAATACGAGATATCATTTGTTCGTACACGGAAAGCCTTTCTTCAAGAACTGCAATTTTTGTTTCAGACGAAGAAGAGTTTTGGTTGAACATTTTTCTATTGCGGTGGGTTTCGTCTTTCTATTTGAGATAAGTTTTTGAAAAATGGATTGTGATTTTTTCTTTTTGGTTCAGTTTTTCTTTTTTTGAAAACCGGAGGATTATCCGGTGGCAATCCCGCAATTTTTCCACTTGATGCATTATTAGTAATAACTATTTCACCATCTTCACGAAGATTACGAACAATATTAATGAGTTTTAAAAGAGTTTCTTCTTTCATTAGATTGATTTTAAAATTTTAAGACATTCAATATCAATTGGTATATCGTGTATAGATGTCTTTGGATACTCCGGAAGTCGCCCAAGATATAAAACAAAAGTCTTTAATATACTCCACAATTCTTTATTTAATTTATAAAACAATAAAGGCGTTGCTGCTTCACCAAATACATTATAAAGAACCATAAAATGATTAATAATTAGATGAATATTCAATTCACCTGTGTTTTTGTATTTGTTTAAAAGTCGTTTAATCCACTTAAATCTTTTCATATCTTCAAAAAAATCCTCTTGCGTCATTGCTTGAGGATTTTCATAGTGTTTGATAGCAAAGATTATATAATTTTCTTCGTTCAATTCATCAAATTTCATTTTATGCTGTTATAGTCAAAGTGGTTACGCCAATACCAACACCAGAAGTTGTTCCAGCACCAGCAATATTATAAATTATACCAGAAGCAAATGAACTAGTAACTCCTGTTCCAAAATAAATGTCGGTGATTACTCCAACAAATCCTTTACTCATATCAATTGACAATACAGTTCCAATT